GCGGTGAAGGTGAGAGTCCAAAAGCATTTCAGCAGAGCATTCACCGAAGACAAGGCATGGACACTCTGCCAGGCCATTAGATCCAATCCAAATGGAGACTGGCGTTATGAGGTGCTAGAAGTGGTGCGTGGTCGTAAGGCAGCCCACCAAAGGGAGCGAACACTGATAGCTGAGAGGCAGGCAACGTTGAATACCTTTTGAAAACCAAAGTACTAGTGAGGCGAGAGAGCTGAAAACAAAAACACTATATGGTTAGAAAAAAGGAGTCCTCTATCATTGGTATACCTTATCAAAAGGATCATTGAGCGCTCTCCATTGGATTCAGAATTTTTTTCCTCCACTAAAATCCATTCCAAATTTTTTTCCGGTAAATATCGTTACCACCAAGCAATTGAGTACTTTTTCATTATTGCCTTCACTGTGGTTATCTGTTACAATTGAGTTTATATTAAAGAGGTTTTGTTATGGTTACTAAAGTTATCCGAGACGGTAAAGTAGCGGTTCTGTATTCACCTGGTTTTGGTGCAGGTTGGTCTACTTGGAATTCTCATAATCAAGATTTGTTGTTTGATCCTATTATAGTGGATTTTGTTCTGAATAAGCCTGAGAATTGGATTGAAGGTGTGGTTGCTTATTGTTCTATTGCTTATACTGGTCTATATGATACTGGTGTAAGTGATTTAGAGGTGGCGTGGATACCTGTCGGAAGCCAATTTAAAATAGATGAATATGATGGTTCGGAATCTGTGGTTCTAAGGGATGAAACTAATTGGATTACAGCATAATGCCTAAATGGTTACGTGATTGGTTGAATGAGTGGTTACCTACCATTCTGTTGATACTGGTTGTTGTAGCTGCATGGGTCTACCTATTGACCTATGTGATGCCGATGCCTAAATGAGGATTATATGAAACAGAAAACGATTTATGAGTTGGTCATGGAAGCAGAATTTACTGAGGAAGATATGGTGAAGCGCCAAGATAACTTTCTACGATTGGTTGATTTAATCGTTCTGGAGTGCGCTTTGGTCGTACGGAACGAAGGTCGGTTTCTTCAGTATGATAAACTGGCGGAACGTGTCAAAGCACGGTTTATGGTGAAATGATGGAAAAAAGTTTTAATAAGAATGTTGAAGGCGTCATTGAGGCCGTGGCATTATGGCATGATATTTCTAGGGAAGAAGTGATTGCAAATTACTGGGGCGAGGTTGATTCTTGTCTGGATTTGCTTAAAGATTTGGAGAGTGTAAATGAATAAGCCTCTTATCGTTGTTTGCACTGAGTGTTCCAAAGAGCATGATACGGAAAGCGTTAAATTTTTAAATATAGAGGAAGACATTCAAGGTCGTGATATTATGTACTTTGAATGCCCGATAACTAACTTGGAAGCCAGTAGTCTGGTTTATGCAAAATGAATGAACGAATTAAACAATTAGCCGAGGACGCTGGTTTCAGACCTTCTCCTTTGGGTATCTATGACCGAAACCAAGCCTTTGACATTGAAGGGTTTGCCGAAGATATTATTCGGGAATGTATCATGGCCACTGGCAATTGTGCCGGTACTGGTGATATGATTAAAGAACATTTTGGATTATAATATGAATACTATTGTAAAAGATATGGCCAAAGAAGCCGGATTCGTTCTATGGAAAGACGAAGCGTGGGGACCAGGTGAAGGTAAGATTGACTGGTCGTCCAACTATGATATTGAATTTCAAAGGTTTGTGGTAATTCTGACCGATTACTATAAACAATTGCTTATAGATAATGGTTATGATGATGCAGCAGAATATTTGTAGGAGGAAAAAATGACTGAAGCTGAAAATACTGAAAAGAAAACAAACCAGAAGGATATGATTAAGAAAATCAGGAAACAAAATCCTGGTGTCAAAATCAAAAAGACCAAGAATGGTGGGTTTCAAATTGGTGGCGGTAAAGCACCAAGTTCTTTATTGCAAAGTCTAATTAAAAGACTGGATAAACCATGAATGAATGGGATAGAGATAACCTAAGCTTTATTATGTCCTGCTCTGATGAGGAGTTTAAGGCATGGTTCGACCAAGCCACCGAGGATGATATCACTTATGCTCTGGAATTAATCAAACAGAGTCGTGGTGAATTGCTTGAGCAGGAGTTCGAGGTGCATAACCGAGAATCTGAGCGCATTAGGTTAAAGCACGGAAAGTACCCGGAAGCCTCGGCAATTCTCAATAAGTTTCTGTTAAAAAGTGCTTGACAACTTATGGAAAGTATCATATAATGGCGGTGTTGACCGATGAGGAAGCTAATAGGATCCTAAATGAGATGGTGGAGATTTTTGGAGAAGGACTACCGAATCCAAAACATTACCCATTGGCATTTGAGTATTACGTTAAGTTGTACCGAAAATATTATATGAAAGAACAAAATGAAAATAGCCCTAGCGTCTGATATCCACTTGGAGTTCGGACCGATTGAATTGAAGAACATCGAGAATGCTGACGTATTAATACTGTCTGGCGATATCTGTGTGGTAAATGAATTGTATCCTTATGGTGAAAACGATGATGAAAAGTCGGTATCAATTCACACGTTCTTTCAAGGCTGTTGTTCTGAGTTCAAGCATGTAATGTACGTTGTCGGTAATCATGAGCATTATCATGGTGACTTTGCCAAAACAATTCCAACACTAAAGGAACGTTTAGGTTATCTGGTGAATTTACATATTTTGGATAAAGAATGTGCCACTGTGAATGATGTTTTGTTTGTTGGTGGTACACTTTGGACTGATATGAATAAAGAGGATCATCTCACCTTAGCTCATATGAAAGGTATGATGAATGACTTTAGGATGGTTAAGAATAGTATTAAAACAATTCAATTCCATGATGACGTTTTTCATACACCAAGGTTCACTCCTGAGGATTCAGTTGATGACCATAAGGAAATGTTAGAGTATCTGAAACTTATGGTGTCGGGTAAACCTGACCAAAAAGTTGTGGTTGTTGGCCATCATGCACCGAGTAAAATGTCTACTCACCCAAGATATATTGATGAAAAGATTATGAATGGTGCATATAGTTCCGATTTGTCGGAATATATACTTGACCATCCACAAATTAAATTGTGGACTCACGGCCATACGCATGAAGACTTTGATTATATGATTGGTAGCACAAGAATCGTTTGTAACCCTCGGGGTTATATTAATTATGAGAGTCGTGCTGAGGAATTTAAATTGAAATTTGTTGATGTTTAAAAACAACATAGATGTTGCTAAAGTGCGTGGTTGTGTTACAATAGATTTATAGATTGAGAAATCAATCAAAAAAATTCATTCGTATTTGCGAGTGATGAATGCTCTTTAACAATATAAATTTTGGTTTTGCTCGGTTCGTCTATCGGTTAGGACATGCGGTTTTCATCCGCATAAGAGCGGTTCGACTCCGCTACCGAGTACCATATAGAAGTATTCTTAATATAAGTCAAAGCTGAAGAAGAAACCCAATCGGTGCACCGATGAAAGTTTCAGAGTTTCATCTCCTTGAATGCCTGCATTTGAGAGTGCTTCTATATGTTATGCAGATGTTAGTTTAGTGGTAAAACCTCGGGTTGTGATTCCGATATCAAGAGTTCAATTCTCTTACGTCTGCCCAATGGGTTGGGATAATTCAATTGGTTAGAACCAGTCAATCAGTACTGAGATGTGAGTTCGACTCTCACTCCCGCCCACCAATTCTAGGTCTGTTCGTATAGAGGTTATTACTGTGGATTGTCTATCCATTTACGGGAGTTCGATTCTCCCACAGACCGCCAAATCCAGTCAGGGTAACGCTTGGCTACTGTGACACGCAGGAAGTGAAGTGAGTTCGTTACTCAAGTGTGGTACTACTCTTACCAAAGTAGCGTTGGCAATACGAGAGTTTTATCCGTGGCGAGTGGGTGGAGGGAACGTGTGATGGGTATGATAGCGTCATATCTTGATGTTCTATAATTACCACGGCGGATAAAAAGCATTTAATTAAGGAAATATATGCACAATATAAAAAACATAAAACATCCAATTGTTGAAAGAGATGCTGAAACAAATGTTATGAAAAGTATGACACGAAATCATATGGACATGTCAGACATTAACCAAATGGGATACTTTGGTAATATTTGGGTTCGTTCTCATACCTTTGCAAAAGCAGGTGATACTAACGGTGGTGGCCACAAACATAATTTTGACCATGTTACATTACTTGCAGTTGGTAGTGTTTTGGTGGAAGTTGATGGCCAAGAAACAAAGGAGTTTCATGGACCAACTTTTATTGTTATTGATAAAGACCACCGACATAAATTTACTGCACTAACAGATGGTGTGGTTTATTATTGTGTATTTGCTATGAGAGACCTTGATGGCGAAGTTACAAACTTGTATGATGATAAAAATTCTCCCGTTCCGCATTTTGCAAATATAACGGATGAAGAAAAAGAAAGATTGAAAAAAGAAATTCAGGCGAGGTTCGTATAGTGGTAATACCTTAGCCTTCCAAGATAAAGCGAGGAGTTCGATTCTCCTACCCCGCTCCAGTATTTCTCGGTATGGTGAAATGGTATCACTGAACGTTTGGGACGTTCGAGCGTAGGTTCGATTCCTGCTACCGAGACCAAATTCATTCCTCAATAGCTCAGTCGGTAGAGTAGCAGACTGTTAATCTGTTGGTCCGTGGTTCGAGCCCACGTTGAGGAGCCAATTGCGCTGATAGCTCAATGGTTAGAGCAGCGGACTCATAATCCGTTGGTTAGGGGTTCAAGTCCCTTTCAGCGCACCAAACCTGGTGATAGTATAATGGATAATACAGTAGCCTTCTAAGCTATCAATCCAGGTTCGATTCCTGGTCGCCGGACCAATTTGCCTCGGTGGTGTAATGGCAGCCACGCTGGTCTTAGAAGCCAGTGGAGAAATCCGTGTCAGTTCGAGTCTGACCCGAGGCACCAAATTATGTGCATGTGTAGCTGAATGGTTAGGCAACGGATTGCAAATCCGTATTATGCAGGTTCGATCCCTGTCATGCACTCCACTATATAAGAATAATATGAGAAATATAAACATTTCTGAAGTAAAAGCATTTATCGATGCTCAATCACCACAAACCAAAATTTATATTGGAGCAGATTCAGAACGTTTTAGAGTTGGAGGTATTTGGTTTGCAGACTATACGCTTGCTGTTGTTGTGCATATTGATGGGTGTCATGGTTGTAAAATCTTTGGAGAAGTTCAGCGAGAGCGAGACTACGACCAACGTAAAAACAAACCTTCTATGCGCTTGATGAATGAGGTGTACAAAGTTTCCGAGTTATTTCAAAAGCTTAAAGAAGTTTTAGAAGACCGTGTCGTTGAGGTACATTTGGATATTAATCCTAATGGATTGTATGGAAGTTCTTGTGTCGTTCAACAGGCAATTGGTTATATTAAAGGTACATGCAACGTGACACCTTTGGTAAAACCTGGTGCTTTTGCGGCTTCTTACGCAGCAGACAGAATGAAGATGTTGTTGGCTGCATAGTACACAATAAATAATATTATGAAAATTACTGAAGTTTCCACAGTTTACGGATTGTATGGTACCGAAAGAACGGTAACTCAATACGTCAAAACACACTATGATATTGGCAATTCAACTATTGATGTTGTAAAAAAACAATACACAATTATTCTGTATGAGGCCAACGGCAAAGATACGAATTATACCAATAAAGGTAATCATGTGGATTTACAAGCATAGATTTTTGTGATATAATAAACATATGGAGTGTGGGCAGGATGGTAATGCAGCGGATTGCTAATCCGTAGACTTATGAAAGTAGGTCACAGGGTTCGACTCC